TGGTCGGCAATGATGCGGTTGTTTGTTGGCCCAGCGTAGAGACTATCGCTTTCGAGACGGGATGCAATCGGCAGACCGTAATGAAGGCTACCGCTTCTTTGAAGCAGGCCGGGCTTATAACCAAAAAGCGTCGCTTAGTTAATGACGAATGGCGGATGCATTACACGCTGGTCGGATATGTCCCCAGTGAGTGGGTTAATACCGAACGGCCGACTTTCGAAAGTACGGAAAACCGTAAGTACGAAAAACCGGACTTACAGGATTCCGTACGTACGGGAAACAGCACTTCCGAAAGTCAGAAAAACAGGACTTCTGAAAGTACAGCTTTTCGGACTTTAGAAAGTACGGAAAACCGGACAAGAACAGGGAATAACAAGGAAGACAAGGAAAGGAACAAGGAAAGGTTTATGCGCACTTCCGGAAATTCGTCGGCTAACGCCGCCGTCGCATCTGCGCAAGCGCAGACGCCCTATCCCGAAGACTTCGACCAGTCTCTTTTCGAGGAAGCGATGCTCGCGACACAAGACAGTGAGCAGGCTCCTGAGGCTCTCCCTGATCCCGACGCTGACTTGCCCCCAAAGAAGCAGCGGAGATCTCAGCAGCCGAGAGTGCCCTTTCCGGAAACGCTCCCTGATGACTGGGCAGAGGCAGCAAAGATCGCCAGACCGGACATAGATCCGCAGCGCGTCTTCCTCAAACTTCGAGCGCGCTACGCGCCCACAACTACAAAGAAAACCTTCGCGACTTGGAAGCGCGAGTTCATGAATTGGATCGGAAAGGAGTTCGCATATGACAACCGCTATCGGAGCAGCGCTCAAAAGCCTCAGCGGACGCTTGGCGCAACAGACACGCGAAGTCTCAACCACCGAAACTTCGGGAAGTGGGCGTCGCACGCCGTATGACACGCAGTGGGGTGAATGCCCGAAGCACGGCCGCTATAAGGCTTACTGGGTCGATGACGGCGGCACCTTCCACTACGACACCTGTCCCGGCTGCCGCCGTCAGGCTGAGGTCGCCAGGTCGCTCGAGATTGCCATCCCTCCGCGCTTCCGCGGCGTCACCGTCGCTTCCTTCGAGTGCTTCTCCGAGCCGATGAAGCGCGCCAAGGAGTCCATCGTCGCCTGGGGGCGTGAGGCCGATGTCTCCATCGCACGCGGCCGCTCATTCATCTTCACGGGCGACGCTGGCACCGGCAAAACGCATATGGGCGCGGCGCTCGTCGCGCTTGCTCTCCGCTCGGCCTACACGGCCAAGATGCTCACGGCCTCCGAGCTCATCTCGTCCATCTGCCAGACCTACGACAAGGCTCCCGGCAGCGCTGAGCGCACGGCCTCGGTGAAGCAGGCGTACTTCGACCTTGACCTCCTCGTCATCGACGAGCTGGGGCGCTCGCCTGTCTCCGCTCACGGCGCAGACCTCCTTTTCGAGGTCATCAATCGGCGCTACGAGCAGTGCCGACCCACTGTGCTCATCAGCAATCTCCCGCTCGTGGCCGACGGAGACGGCCTTTCCATCACGTCCCTTATCGGCGACGCCGCTGTCTCCCGGCTTCTCGACGGCGGCAGGGTCATCGCCTTCGACTGGGAAGACTATCGCCGGCGCGAGAAAAAGGAGGCGGCCTGAGATGCGGTCAGCGCTTCTTCTTCCGAGCCAGAACGCGTTGGATCAGCTCAGTCGCTTTCCCCGGCCGATCTCATTTCCTCACGTCAAAAACTGCTCAAGAAATATGCTCAATATCGATGAAAACGATCCCCGCCTTCTCGAGATCTTCAACCACTACGGCGAAGAACATCAGCGCTTCAAGTGCGCTGAAGAGTGCATGGAACTCATGGCCGCTACTTTCCGCTACGCGCAGATCGACTTCGATCTCTCCCTGACCGAAGAGGAAAAAGCGGCAGAACGACAGAAACAGATCCAGAGCATTGAAAGCGAAATCGCAGACGTTCTGGTTGTCACGTCGGAATTCATCGCGGCCGGAAAGACGATCGGTGGGAAAAAAGAATTTCAGTTCTTCAAAGTGCAGGCAGAAATCCCGGCCTGCGCGGCGTTCGATGATCCCGAAGAGGCAAGGAATGTGATCGCCGGCATGATCGAAATACTCGACAACCCCGAAGAGTCTCGCAAACGAATCTACTCCGAAATGGATAGAAAAATTCAGAGGCAGATTGACAGGATAAAGGGCGAATAACCCAAGAAATCAAGCGAAATACGACGCTTCGCGCGCGCGAGAAATCGCCATACGAAGCGCCGTAAACATTGTAAGAATTACAGATACAAGGGAAAATATCAATGCCGCAGAATTTTCAGCTTGGACGTTTGCCGCGCGCTCTGCTCAAGGGGGATAAGTCGAAGGACGAGAACAATTTCAAGCCGGGCGTCTGGTACACGGTCGATCCGTTCGACATTAAGACATGGCCGCCGATGAAGGTGCGCATTCTGATCGAGCGGAAGGGCTTCAGCTATTCGCCGTGCTTCGCGATTCGGATGACGAAGACGATGTACGGACTGGCGCTCTATCCGAAGGCGCGCTTCCGACCGGTTGCTGAGATCACGCGTTTTCAGGTGGCGCCGGTGTCGCGCTCGGACATGATGGCGAAACGGAAGATGGAAATGCTCGAGCTTGTCTACGGGAGTCGATAATGCAGTTCTTCGTAGAGGGCATTCCTGTCGGCAAAGGACGGCCGCGCTTCATGAGGAATGGGCACGCCTACACCCCGGCGAAGACTCGAACGTACGAAAATCTCGTGCGGTTGCGGGCGCTTGAGGCAATGCACGGCGACAGCCCATTTCAGGGCGCTCTTTGCGTCACAATAGTTGCCCGCTTCCCTGTACCGGTCTCGTATTCCAAAAAGCGGCGCCTCGCATGCCTTCAGGCGTCCGAGAAGCCGGCGAAGAAACCGGACATTGACAATCTGGTCAAGGCCATTCTGGACGGACTCAACGGCATCGTTTTCGATGATGACGCGCAGGTAGTGCAGCTCTCCGCCGCGAAAACCTATGCTGAGGTTCCGGGATGCGAAATCTTTGTGAGCAACGCCGATGATTGATCCTTACTTCCTCGACCGGCTCGAGAATTGGAGCCGTGCTATCCGTTCAGCGAAAAAGTGCAATACATCCTCCATGTACCAGGTCATGGAGGTGCTTAGGCAAATGCACGAACCGGACGATGAAGAGACGGGCGAGGATCTGAGGAAGAAATCTTCGGAACCCCGGACGGTAGACGCGGCCGATGCCGATCTGCTGAACGCCGCCTACCAGTCCGACCATCTCTCACCCGGCGCGCGCGAATACCTTCGACTAGCCTTCGGCGAGTGTCTTCCGGAAGCCCGGTGCGCCCGCGCCGCCCATCAGTCCGTCACCTTCTACCGGGAATGCCTCGAGGCCGTAGTGGCGAGGTTTCAATTTATTGTGGAGACGTACTTTGACAAGCCCAAAGATTCGCCTTAAACTTGTTCAAAATTAAGTGGAGTGCAAGTGCGCAAAAAGATGGAGCCGGTATGGCTCCCTTGCCGCACCCGGAAGAAACGTAAAGCCTGATCAGAGATGACCGGGCTTTTTTGATGCCGGAACAAGTAGTGTAGAAATGCATAACATTTGCAAAAATGCTAACCTCATGGTAGAATATTCACGTGTTCAACCAATAGAGGAGATCATGAAGCAAAGTGAATTTCTTCGGTGGCTTAAGTCGAGAGGCGTTGAGGTCACCCACGGAACCAGGCACCTTCGCCTGAGAGTCCCGGGGAACCCAAAAACGCAAACCATGCCTCGACACCCTGGCGCAGAGATGAATGAAAATATCCGCAAGGACATCATTCGCGATCTTGGCCTGAAGGAAGTCTCTAAGAAATAAAACACACCCCGCCTTAGCCGGCGGGGCTTGCCGCATGATCGTATGTCTGACAAATGTCAAATTTCGATTTTCCATGCCGCTTTGAAAAGCTTGAGGACGGCACTGAGATTGTTCGTTGCCGGGATCTGCCCGAACTTCTGTCATATTCCGTAGATGGCGAGCCTCTTGAAAATTGGGCCCGTTATGCCGTCGAGGATTGTGTCGAGTTCCGTATTAAAGATGGAGAACTTATTCCGGAGGCGTCGCCTGCGCTCCCCGGTGAATATGTTGTTCGTCTGAGCGCAAATCAGGTTGCAAAAATTCTGCTTTCAAATGCGATGGCGCGCGATGGTGTTTCTCGCGCCGAACTCGCTAAGAAGGCCGAACTGAAGCTTCCTGAAGTGACGCGGATTCTCGACGTTCACCATCCAACGAAGATCGACCGTATTGAGGCCACTCTTCGGTCACTCGGCCATAGGCTTCAGCTGTCGATTGCCTAAAATCAAACCAGGACCGAACCAGCTTTTCACTTTGCTTCACTGGTTCCTGGTCCTGAGCACAAGGGCTTCTCTCCGGAGAGGCCCTTTCTCTTTGAGAGGAAGGTATGGTCAGAAATTGGGGCGATGTGCGCGAAGTCCTTGAGGACATCGAGCGCGATCGGTTAGAAGAAAAGCTGAAGAAGCTTGACGACAACCTCACCATTGCTTCACAGCTTCCAACGACTGACCCGGAGGCTGTGGCCGCCCATGAGGCAGAGAACCGGTACTACGAGCATCTGCTCATGCTGATTGAAGCCGGACTCGTTCAAGGCGTGAAGGTGCGAACGAAGCCGGCGCCTCCACCGTGGTATTACGACATCGAGTATCCGCGCCTCACCATGGAAGGGCATGACCTGCTGGCCGCTTTGCGGTCTAAGACGGTTTGGGCGGCTGTCAAGGAAAAAGCTTTCAGCCTTTCCATCCCGATCACGATCGAGCTGATTAAGACTGTTCTGTCATCTATTGCAAAGGGGATTTGATGCCGCTGCTGTCTCTCTGCTCCTATCCAGGCTGTCGGCACCCGGTGCCGCGCGGCGAGAAGTACTGCGACAAGCACAAGGGAGCCGGAACCAGGCGCGAGCAGTTGCAGAAGAAGGAGCGCTGGGAACGGCGCTTCCGGAAGAAAGGCTCGTCGGCGGCCAGAGGCTATGGTGCTCGCTGGAGGAGACTTCGCGAGCGCTTTCTTTCAGAACACCCTCTTTGCGAGGAGTGTCTGGAGCGGGGGCGCGCGGTGCCCGCTACGGACGTGGATCACATCAGACCGCATCGGGGAGATGAGGCGCTCATGTGGGATGAAGAGAACCTTCAGGCCTTATGCCACGCCTGCCACAGCCGGAAGACGGCCGCGGAGGATGGTGGGTTTGGGAACGCTACGCGTCAAAAGGCCCCAATCGCTAACCATGGGGTAGGCGGGTCTAAAGTCGATTACACACGCATTCAAGACCGCGCCCCTACCTAGATTTTTACGCGTGCAAAATTTGAGGAATTTCAATGCCCGGCGGAAGACCCAGAAAACCGGATTCGGTAAAGGCCGCCCAGGGCACTCTTCAGCCCTGTCGGTCGCTTGAAAAACTGGCCGCGACGACGACGCCTGAGCTGGCGCCGACCCCGCCGGTTGGGCTGACGAAAGAGGCGCGGGCGGCGTGGAAGATTGCGATCGAGTATGCGCCGAAAGGCCTGCTCGTCGCTACGGACTTCACGGTTTTGGAGCGGTGGGCGAGAAACTACGCGCTTTACCGGAAGCTTGCAAAAGCGGTTGACCATGACGGGACGACCATCACGGTACTGAAGGCGGACGGCTCTACGGAGCTCAAGCAGCATCCGAACGTGAAGAGTCTGGTCGCCGTGCAGGGGGTCCTTGCGGCGTGTGAGCGAGAGCTGGGGTTTACGCCTGCCTCGCGCGCGCGTGTGAGACCCGCTCAAGCGGAAGAGGAAGAGAAGGATGACTTCGAAGACTTTTAAGGATTGAAGATGACGGAGCTGCTGATTTATCTGAGCGCACTGCTCGGCGGGATTCACCGTGTTGCGTGTTTCGGTAGTGGGGTGTTCGCCGGCCTTGGAACAGGCTGCATCCTCGCAGCGAGCTTTCACCCGCTGATGTCCCCGCCCCGCCGGAAGTTC